CAGCTAATGCTATGTTAAGTGTTTTATTAGGTAAACCACCTTTTGTAATTTTGTTTAAATAATCTAAATCGAATGGTATTCTGTTTTCTTTTGTATTATAGAAATCGAATCTATCTTCTGAATTGTCAATATAATCATGGCCGATTGCTTGGTCAAAAGATGTTCCAAGAGCTTCAGCAAGTAATTCAGGTATAGCACCCTCACTTTTTTCGGTCTTACCATCAATGATTTGTATTGATTCCATAATAGCATTATAGATTGATTTTTCTTTACACCATTTTTCTGTTTCATTAATTAAATATTCCGTATCAACATCTGATTTATCTTTTAATTCATTGATTAACGCAGCAGCTGAATTTAATTCTTCTACTGGTAAAGTTAATTTTTGTAATTCTAATTCTAATACCTTTCCTGTTGGTAGCTTATTATGTGCACCAACAAATTTAACCATAAGATCAAATACGATCGAATGTGATTGGTCAAAGTATTCTTTCTTTAAGAATGGTATAACACGCCTGCAATAATCTTCGTTATTAAGAAGATGATTCAGCGTGTGTGTCTGTATTTGGTTTGTTATGTCCAATTATATCCTCGTCTAATTTATCGCCCATTGTTTCTTCAATTATATGTTGTAAAACAGCGCCGATATAGTTATTAAAATATTCATCTTTACATAATTCATCATGGTCATGTTCACCTGGATCCGTGATTTGATATGTAAAAGATAACGTAGCTATATCCAGTTCGGGTGATTCTTTAATACCAACCTTACCGTATATTAAAGTTACACCATTGAATTTTGAATCATTTAATCGAACTCCATAGAAGTCAACATTATCATTCTCAACAAAAGTATAATCTTTATGGGTTACATTATACACTAGTTTCGTCCGTTTGTAAATCTATTTCTACATCTAATAACGGTTTGTGTCCAATCTGGTAATGACCTTTGACAAACTTTTTAAAATCTGTACTTTCAAATATTGGGTCCCAGAATTCTTTTGTTAGTGTATCTTTTTCTCTAACCTTAGGTTGTACTAATTCACCAGTGGCAGTATCTACTCTGCAATACCAGCCAACATTAGGTTTTTGCACATATCCACCTGCAAGAGCTACATCTAGTAATCCACTATAGGTACTTATACCACCTTCCCAAGTAACGGAAATAGGTACTTTACTTTTCTCTTTTACGAATCTAGATTTCTCTACATTAATAACAAAGTTATAACCTTTAACTTCTGTTCCGGTTTTTTGTTGTTGTCTTCCTATAATCCAAATGTTATCTGCTGAATAATAAATACCTGTTCCGCCTGATACGATTGCTTTAGGAAATAATCCCATCTCTTGATAAGTATGATTAACGGCCAATAAAGGAATATTCTTCATGGTAAGATAAGGAGTGACCATTCTGAATAATCCTTTTAAGGCCTTAGCTCTTGACATATCTGCAACTGATTTTTCGTTTAAAGCATCTTCTAATTCTTTTTTAGATGCTAAGTTACCAATAGAATCTATGATTATAATTACCTTATCATCACGTTCTATCTCTTCTAATTGGTTAACTAAATCGAATTTAAGTTGTTCTACATCAGTAATCGGTGTATGTAATACCCTAGATGTATCAATACCAAATGATTCGAAATAAGATTGTGGTGAACCAAATTCTGAATCATAAAACATTAATACTGAATCTTTATGTTCTTTCATATAAGCACCTGCCATTAATAAGGCAAATGATGTTTTGAAATGTTTAGATGGACCAGCTAATACAGTTAAGCCATTAGTTAATCCTCCATCTACGTCACCAGATAATGCGACATTAATCATAGGAACTTCTGTTGTTACTACATCTTTTTCTCCAAAGTAAATAGAATCTTCTAGTACAGCTGTACCTTTAATTCTACTATTCTTTTTAAGTTTATCCATTATTCCCATATTAATATCTCCTCTCTGGTCCTAATTGCATTGAGCGTTCTTTCTTTCTCCACCTAGCTACTGCTTCGGCTTTTTTGCGTTTACGCTTTGCGGTTGGTTTCTCGTAAAATTCTCTTTTACGAACTTCGTTAACAATACCTGCTCTATCACAGGCTTTTCTAAATTTTCTAAGTGCAACATCGAATGGCATTGGCTTAGAAGGCCTTTTATCTTTAGGATGTCTTTTCCTAGGTGTTAAATCTATACTTGGCATTAATTTCCTCTTTTTTATTTTGTAATGTATATTATACCACAGAACAAGGCGTTTGTAAACCCCTAAATGAAATCATATTTAACTCCAGCCTCTTGAAATAAAGCTATTGTTTTTTCACATGATTCTTTCCATCGTAGTTCTGTAGCTGGGTCTGTAAATTGTGGTGACACAACTCTATCCACCCCAGATTGTATAATTGCTTTACAACATTCATGGCAAACTGGTAAAGGATAAACGTACATTGTACATCCATCTAAAGAGTTTCCATTATATGCTGCATTGTATATGCAGTTAGCTTCAGCGTGTACAATCATTTCGTATTTTAATTCTCTATTACTATACCTTTCTTCTGTGTCTTGTATTCCTCTAGGTAAACCGTTATATCCTTGGGCAACTACATTACCATTACTATTTACTGCAACAGCACCAACTTGAGTACTAGGATCTTTAGACCAGGTTGCAACTTCTCTTGCAAGATCTAAATATCTTTTATCCCACTTTTGGCTCATCTTTTAATCCTAATCCTTTTCTTATTTCTTTCCAATAAAGTTCTCTTATCTTCTGGCCTAATTTTGCATCATTAGGATATTTTTTTACTAGTTCAGCTACTTTCGTGTCCATATAAATTATTCCATATATCTAAATTAATATCTCTTTGTTTCATTTTGTTCTCACGTATAGCATCTGTCTTTAAAGGTTCTTTCTTACGATTTAATATCTTTGGTGGAACAATATCTTTAAATGTTTCTTTTAGTATTTTCTTTTCCCCGTTTCTATCCATATAATCTGATGCTAATGCATGTACAATAACTGCAGGGGATAAGAATGGTGCACGTAATTCTATTGTAGATCTCATCATTGTTCTATCTAATTTAGGTAAATGATAGAATGGTAATTCACAAAATACATCTGACATTTGCGAATCATATTCTGCTGACCTTTTATAACCACCAAATAATTCATCTGCACCATCGCCGGTTAAAACATTATGAAAACCTAATTCTCTTAATTTTCTAGCCATAGCTATTTGTGGTTTAACTGAACCTAAATCTACAGGGCTTTGATGTATACGTACAGCATCTTCATCTGATACATCATCTAATGTAACTTTAACTAGATCTTTTTCTATCATCTCTGCATATTTTTGCTCGTGATTATCAACATGGATAGCTGTAACATTTAATCCTTGTTGCTTTATAAGTTGATATACGATAGTGGAGTCTAACCCACCTGACAGTAGAACAGCTGCGTCTCTGAATCCACCTAGCCTTAATTTAACCGCAAGACTGAGGTCATCGTATAAGTTGGTCACCGGTACTGAGCCCCAATCCCAATAAGGATATTCTCTACCCTTATAAAGAAAGTGACCTGGTTTTAATTGGAATATTTCATTCCATGGTGTTCCGCCTTGTGGATCGTATCCCCATTTCATTACGTTAGAATGGAAGATAGCATCTGGTGTAACTGGACCATATTGTTTTAATACGTCTGGTTCTGATGCCATAACTTCTACATCTCTACGATAGTATATAGGTTTAATTCCCAAGAAATCTGTGTAAGCAATTGGTGCTTCATTAAAGAAAGTAATATAACTCCAGAAGCCATCGAACTTATGAAAGAACTCATGTGATAATTCTTCTCTATATCTAGAATGAATCATATGAGCATCGCTAGGATAATCACCAAAATCTTTATAATTAAATATTTCACCAACAAATAATGAAGGTGGTTCATCGTCATATTGAATAGGTTGGATTGCTATATCTGGATCTGGATCAACCATTGGTAAAGCTGTATGAAGTAAATCATATTCTTTCCAGCATTTATATCCTCGATATTTTGTTCTTAATCCTCTATAACCGATTTCTTCAATCGCCTTCATACCATTTACTTTAGTATGATCTCTTTTGTGTATTATAAATCCGCACATATTATTCGTTTACTAATTGATCTAACCCATATTTATCTACTTGAAAACAATGTAAAGAAGATGCAGAGAAATGTATAATGCCAGGCTTGGCATCTAATCCTGATTCTTCTATTAACCATAAACATAATCTATTTGCAAAATATAAATCATTATGTAAATGGCGCATAACATCGCATGATCGCATATGATATGCACAATGTAGTTTATTATCTCTTAACATAAAATGCCACCCGAACGTGCACGGGACGCGTTCGCCCGCGAGAGC